TGATGGTCTTGCTGGCATCAGCCAGCCGCCACGTCTGCCAGCCCAGCGCCGCCAGTAATAACGCCAGCACAACCAGCAGCAACCGGTTCATGCTGCTACCTGTTGCGCCATCTGATTACGGGTGATCCAGAAGGCAATAACGGTCAGTAGATAAAAGACCAGGGTAATAGCCCCCCCCGTCCAGGCGAGACTTACAACAATCAGCAATCGCATCACCCAACTGGTAAATACGTTTTCTTTTCGGGTAATTGTCTTCAGCAAAGATGCCCTTAACTCCTGCCAGAGCGGGCCATTCTTAATTAACGCAGCCAGTGCTACCGGAATTACCGCCCATGTCAGCAAACAGGCTACCCAAACGCCGGACGCTGCCAGTACCGGAAAAATCCCCTGCGGATACACCATTGCTGCGATTAACAGCGCCATCCATAACATCAGAAACAGTCCGCTGATTAATTTCTTTTTCATTTCAGTTTGCTCCCTGTAAACACCAGGCCATCTCCCGCGCACGGCGGTTATCCAGCCCCTGATTAAAAACACCTTTCACATAAACCCAGCGCGGCAACTGTCGGCACGCATCTGCCCAGCGCCGCTGATTGAGTAAATTCACCAGCGTGGAACTGCAGGCATTGCCCGTTCCCACGTTGAAGGCAAACGACACCGCAGCGTCATACACCTTCTGCGGCGGCTGTTGCTTCACACACCTTTCCAGCGCCCGCTCCACACGCAGCACGTTGGAGATCAGCCCTTCCGCTGCCTGTCGTTCCGTAATGGTTTTGCCGGGAATGACGCCCGATGTATTACCAATGCCGTCGGTCCAGACACCCGCGCTGCACTGATACGGCTGCAGACGACAGCCTTCGTAATCGGCAATCAGTTTCAGCCCCTCCACGGAGGTGTGAAGCTGCTGAAAACCCGGCAGCGTGGCAGCAATAGCCAGCACGGTCCCGACAAGGCAGCGTTTAACGATTGATGGATTCATAGTCCTCCCGCGAGATCTGCCCGTCGCGCAGAAGCTGGTAGGCTTTGTGTTTGTAGTACCAGTTGATAGCCAGCATCAGCACACCAATCATCAGGCCGCCCAGCGTTGAGGCATCCTTGATGGACAAATCGCCCAGCCAGGCCAGCACGACGGCGATGCAATACGTGATAAAGGCGCTGATTCGCTCAAGCGTCATAATTCAGTCCCATAGCTGGACGGTCTGCACAGTGGTGGTGGTCGGAATGTCCGGCAGCTCCACCTGCAGCCCGTGAGGTAAAAAGGGGCCGTATTCGGCAAGCCCCGGATTTGCCTTCAGTACCTGCTCCGTGACACCCTGCGTGCGCCCGTAATGACGCCAGCAAAGCGCGTCCACCGTGTCATACTGATGCGCACGCACTTTCATCAGATAAGCTCCACTGTGCAGTGCGGCGCATCCTGCACTCGGCTGATGGCCCAGCGGGCGTCACGCCACAAATCACCGCTTGCTTCCGCCAGTTCCTCGCCCCGCTTCACACCGGACGCCGTGGCGTCATAGTCCTGGTAACGTTCGTTGAGCATGGCGCGTGCCCAGCAGTAAACCGCGTTGAAATAGTGCTGAATGCGCTCACTTTTGCCGTCCAGCTGTTCCGCCGGAACCTCTGCCAGCGAGGCATACCCCAGCATCTGCTGGCATCTGCGAAACTCATACAGCTCTGCGTTGACCTCCGAAATTGCCGACAGCGCAACCTGCTTTAAACGCGGCTGCGTCACCGTGCCGTCAGTGCGCATCACGCTGCGAAACTCCGACAGGTCCACATCAGGCCAGAACGGCGTATTCCTGATGATTTCCGCCTGTTCCGGTGCCTGTTCTGGCGCAACAAACTTCATGCTGCTTTCTCCTGAAATAGAGGGCGGTGGACGGGGTTTTGATGTGGCAGTGCCTTTCGCCACCCCGTGCCGCCCGTGCGCGGGGGCACGTTCTGTCAGCGGCTGTCATTGCGCAGTCTGCGCTCCAGCTGCTGTTTGTCTTTTTTCACGCCACAGCGGGGATCGAGCTGTAACGCATGGTTGAGATGATTAAGGGCGGAAGCCGGATTGCTTTCACTCAGGACAGCGCCAATCGCTTTATGCAGACGCGCCCGTGACTGGTCCGGCATATCCAGACCGTCTGTCAGCTCCAGCGTCTGCAGCAACAGATCGACATCGAAGCCGGTAGTGGCAAGCATTGCGCTCTGTGCCGCGTCTGCCATTTCCTCTGCCAGCACGGTCTGCACGTTGCGGTTACCCAGCGGCATCCCCCAGCCATGACGCAGAGCATGACGCCCAATCTCCAGCGCCCCGGCATAATCGCCGGCATCAATGCGCCACAGCATCACGTACATCAGCACGTCATCCTGTTGAGCGCCTCCGGCAGCCAGGACACCCTCCGCCCAGGCGGCGTACTTTGGCAGCAGCTCCACTTTGATTTCCGCTTTTTTGACCGTGGACTGAACGCCCTTGAGGCGGCGGCGGTCTTCCGCCAGTTGCAGCAGCATCAGGTCATAGCCCGACGCGTGGCGAACACTGCCACCCTCACGAGCGGCCTGTTCAGCCTGAACGCGCAGGCGATGCTGCCGTGCGGGACTCAGGCTCATGGGTTACGCTCCGGCTTCTGCTGCAGCGGCGCTAAAATCGCCAATCTGGATGTTTTCCACCAGTGCTGCGCAGCGGTAGTCCTCAACCACATAGGCTTCGTTAACGGATTCAAAGGTTTCAATCCGGTCACGTTTCGGGTTGTCGATAACTGAACGGCGGCGGGTGTCTTCCTGCCAGTAGATGGACAGGTTATCCAGACGGGTGATCAGCAGCGCATTCGGCGGGAAGAATGGCGCACGCACGGCCTGCAGGCCACCCATGCGTTTCTGGCTGATGATCATATCGGCAGCCAGTTTTTCACTGTTTTCCTGCTCTTTGTTGACCAGCGGGAAATACTTGTCAGACAGCAGTTCACGACCGCAAATCACCACCAGATCGTCATCGTCCTGGTAGACCACGTCGATAAGCTCATTGACCGCATCCATCACTACAGCGTCCAGGTTGGCATATTCGCCACCTTTGCCGACTTTCACTGCGCCCGGTGTGGTTTCACCGCCCGTGGTGGTGCTGCCCATGACGTGATCCGGTGCATCCTCACGGATTTTCTGCAGCCAGCCTTTGTTCACATCCTGCAGCAGCGGGTTTTCGCTACGGTTGGAGGTTTTCGCACGCTTCACGCCGTTAAAGCCGATCATGATGCGGTCCAGTGCCTGACGTTTCACGATGGCGTCACGGATACGCACCTGGAAATCCTGAAACTTCGCCCACAGGTCCAGCTTCGCGTAGGTCAGCACCGTGTCAAAGTTGGTCTGCTCGCATTTATATTCCACATCGACCATCAGCGTCGGATCGACAGGCTCACGCTCTTTTGCGGTGGTATCAGTGGTTCCGGCAATGGTGCTGCCAACACCCAGCCCCAGCAACTGACCAGACTGCTCAGTCACTGGCGTGACATTAATCAGCGTCAGGAATGCGGCGGATTGCTGGATCTGGTCTTCCAGCGTCTGCTGCACAGACGGCTCTACAGTGAACTTGCTGGACAGTTCTTCAACTGCCACACCGTTCAGACGCGCCAGCTGCTGCAGGTAAGCGTTAAAAGCAAAGCGGGTATTCTTCTTCATCAGGTTTTGTGCTCCATCAGCAATTGGTCAGAGTGTCAGCGGGGGCGTTACCGCCTGTTGCACGCTGGCGGTAGTCCTGGCGGCTGTCTTCATGACTCAGCTTATTCACCAGTTCGTTAAAGGCGGTCTGCTGTGCCTGCAGGGCAGTCTCCAGCTCAGACAGACGTTCTTCCTGCTCAGACAGGGATTTTTCGGTGCGTGCGCTCAGGTTCTGCTGCTCAGTGGCAACCAGCTCCACGGCCTTATGCACATCAGAGAACCGGGCGTCATCGGACTGCTCTTTTTTGGTAAACAGCGCCGTGACACGGGCAAACAGGGACGGCTTGTCCTCCTGGATTTCTTCCAGTTCGATCACCGTTTCCTCTGCAGCGGTAAAAAGATTGGCGGGATTCTGCTTGCGGTTTGCCAGCGGGTTATGGGCT